ACCGGGAACACGGGCAAATCGAGTGGCTTCGATGCATTTCTCGCGCACGTCCTGCTGTGGCGAATAGGCGCGGTCGAACCTGAGCATGACGCGCTCATGTTTTTTCTCTAATGTTTCTGCCATGTTTACCAACTGGAGGATGAAGGAACGTAGATATCCTCTTCAACTGGAGGATTCTTCACATCTGCAAATCGGATTGCGTATCGCCTCATCATGTAGGCGTAGCGGAGTGCGTCGAGAATGTCATCGCGAACCTTCACGATCTTTCCTTTCTCGTCGCGGTGATAGAAGTTGTATTCTTCGAAGAAGTCGCGCAGGCCTGAGAATACTTTAAGCTTCCCTCTGCGCATCAGGTCGTAGAGCTCAAACAAGCCAGGCTCAACCGCTCTGCTTCCATCCTCCCACTGAGCATGCTCTGCGACCATCTGGAAGCCAGCCTCTTCGTAGTAAGATTTCTGCTGCAGCCCTGAACCCTTCTCAGTTTGTAGTCCGTCAGGGGGCCATGCTGTTGGCACTCCGTCCGCCCACTGCTTAACCGCGCTGTATGCTTCCGCCGGAGACACCTGCCGAGCCTTGTATGCTCGAGTCAGGTAGAATGTTTCGTTCTCAATATCCCATGCTATCTGCACATGTGCCTGTGGGTGATCCCAACCAAAGTCCATTCCATTGATGATTAACCAGTGATCTGGAACCGGGAACGGGTCGCACTTAATATAGTCCTCGCCAAGGTCATAGATTCGACCATGCCCAAGCATCGGAATACCCTTGGTTCGCATGTCACGCTGATGTGCGGGATAGGAGGCAAGTAAATCCTCTTTTACCCTCTCGCTAAGGTGCGGTGCATCGTCCCAGCCAACATTCATGCAATGCTGAGCGTTGGCCGGGGTATCCATGAACTGGATGACAAGCTCAGTGCGCCCGTTCTCTGGCGTGAACGTCAGGATTCCTCGGCCGCCATTACCCCTGTCGCCGGTAGCGGTTCGGGTAAGCACCTGCGGATATATGGTTGCGTCTTTTGGCTCTTCATCGATATGAAACCAATCGACAGCATCACCCATAAGAGCGTGCTGACCTTGCGAATACGACCAGAACTGTATCTTTGCCAGTTGACCAGACTTATGCCTGATGTAAGCGGAACGGACTGCGTTTGGCGTACCTTGCATAGGCTCAGTGTCGACAATTAACTCACCAGGTATCAATCCACCTTCCCAGCCGTTATCAGTCCTGCGTCCAAGAATTGGCGTTTGCAGCAGGTCACGACATTTTTCGCCAGAGTATCCAAGGCACCAGATCAGCGGCGCATGGTCGAAACGGTGTCCATTCCAGTCAATCGGGTAATCACCCATTGCATGCAGAGCATCAATACCGGTTCCGGTATCGGTCTTTCCGGTGCGGTTGGCGGCAATGAGTGCCACCTGAGAAAACTGCGCGGTTGCGGAAATAAAATTCTTTTGCCACGGATATCGACTGGTGAAGAAGCGCTTGTAGCGATAAACGTTTTCGCGGCGCTTCTTTTCCTCGAGTAGGTTGATCAGCTCAACTTTCTGAGTCTTGGTCATCCCCTTCAGGAGTGGCAGATTGTCCATTCATCAGCTCCCGAATGCGTTTATCAATATCATCGTCAGTGCGATCGGCCATTGTTATGGTCTGGTCATGCTGAATCCTGTCGCCGTACTTCTTCGGCATAATCTTGGAGAGATACCACTTGCGCGTGTCAATTCTCAGCTTGGAACGCTGAACGTGCTCACCGTTAAGCTGATAACCGATACACTCACCTTCCTTATCAAGCTTCTCCATCCAATCGTTCGTGCCGTCATCGGCAATATCAAACAACTCTTCCGCGATTGCCTCTGCGCCTTCTTCCTTTGCGCGCACGTATTGGGCGCGAAACTCAGGCCTTCGGCTAATCCAGCGAAGCACTGTTTGCTTGCAAGGCATCCCATCATCACTACAGACAGAGCGTAATGACTCTCCCTCCGCTAGTCGTAAGCAGATGGATTCAGCAATGTCTTCTGTGTAATCAGATGGGCGACCAGGTTTGTTTGCTTCGTCACCCATAAATCACCTTACGCCTTAGTGAATGCCTGAGCGTATTCGCATGTACGACCAGGAGTTACCTGAATGACGCTCATATCACCAATCGGCTGGAAACCAGCAGCAATCTTCGCGTTCATTTTTAAGGTGAAGTCTGCTCGGTCCTGGCTGATCACAATGTCGTAATCAGTTGCTGCTGTACCGCCTGCCGCAACCATCTGGAAGTATTCTGTCTTGTTGCCGACTGTCGCCTGCACACCACGGAGACCACCTTGCGGATAACTTAACGCCGCGATATTAGCTTTCACTACGTTTACGAGCGCAGAGACGGAGCCTGCCGTTGCAGTTTGCAATGTTGTAATTGCCATTATTTATGCTCCTTTGAATGTGTCTATTTGTCCGCCGCTATAGCAATCCATGTTAATGGCTACAGCTACGGCATCATGAGCACTCTTCCCGCAGTGCATTGCTACTCGTGCAATCAGTCCGCCTGAACCAATGGCATATGGCGTAACTTGCAGAGAGATATTCGCTCTTGTGTCGCCCTTATCCTTGCTGATGATGTAGGCGCGATTTGGACCGATGACTGCAATGCAGGAAAACTGGAATGTCGGAAGGAATTCTGTTGCGTAAGACAGCCCGCGAGAAAGCAGATCCTGAATTTCCATCTCCGCGCCGCAATCACCAGAACAGCCAATGGCAATGATGTTATCGCCATACACTTTCCAGCCTGATTCTGGTGCTGTGTAAATCTTTTGTTCATGCAGTGAACAGACCACATCGCCTGATGATGCCTGAGTGTCTGCTGCAATCGCTTTGCCATCCCATGCGACTGTGGTCATATCAAGCTCCAGTAGGGAACAGGTCGAGCGCTTCTTTAGCCAGGCGTACAGCGTTAATCACGCGAGTGGTTGCATCGCCGGTAGCTGCACCGTTCTGGTAGTGGATTTTGAATAGCTCGAGCTTGAGTGAATCACTGCCAATGAAAGCAAATGCTTCTTCGGCTGCTGCGTTCTGGTTTTGAACCAGGCGATACACTTCCAGTTTGAATTGTTGCTCTGGGGTCATTTGGGTAATTTCTGCCATGGTTAACTCCTGATGGGATAAAGCCATTAAAAAAGCCACTCGTAAGCGGCCTTTGTGATGACATTAAAAAAGGCCGCCTTAGCGACCTTTGTTTGAATTTGGGTTTCCTCTCCACTTCCATTCTTCTTTGTGAGCAGCACTGCCAAGCTCAGTAAGAGAGTAATATTGCATCAGACTATGATATCCGCCGTTATTGTCATGATCGAAAAAATTAACGGACAGATATCCATGACGGACCAAGCAGTCAACCATCAGAATCTCATCATCCTGTACGTCTGACTCAGCAATTCTCTCCTGCTTAAATTGGAGAATGCGATTGAAGAAATGTAGTTCTCTCCCAGAGATTTTTTCCATAACAACCTCGTCTAGTTGCTCGTCAATAACTCTGTGGCAGGCGGTGACGATTCCGCTTTTCAGGAGCTACCCTAGCCACGATTTACTTTACCACCAATATCCACATATCGATAAAGCCATTATCGAAGCTCCTCAGTGAAGAGCCTCTGAAATGAATTTAAAACGCCAGCAACGATTCTAATTCCGCAACCTGATCGAGAATGGTGCTGTTAAGATCGCAATGGCGATCAACCGCCTCATCAAGCAGGTGCAATGCCCCGCAAGGCTCTGGCTTTGGCTGACAAGAACCACCACAGGATGCGCCACCGCCGCGAAGCTGCTCGAGCAGCACCCCAAGCCGCGATTCAATTACCTGCTGCCTTGCGTTCTGGCTATTTGCAGAATTAACGATACGCTCCATGACTGACTTATCTGGTAGTTGAGACGCACTAATTGCTTCGTTACGCATTTCATTTCCTCTTGTTGTAATAAGTGATGATTTATTCGCTGTCTTTCCCGCTGTCCGTTACCACAAAGAATCTATTTGGCCGGTGGATATGGCCGGAGGTTCATCTTTTGGTAACTGCCGCTGTTATATGCCCCACCTGCGGCTGGGGTGTGCTTCTGAAATTTGTGGCGCAGGGTTGCAGTGCTTCTCAGCAGGACTCACCCACTTACGGCTTACCCGTCAGCAAGATTGCGATCACCACCTTATCGGGGTTTTTCAATCTGTCCTTGTCGGAGGATTCATTTCACATCTGTAATGGAATCGTATGACCGTTCGCATGCCAGGCCAGCTATTCGAGCGCGGTCAGCCGCTGCTGCATACTCTCCCGCCGCTCTGTCAGATTCGATGAGCAACTGGGCGAACATATCGGTAGCTGTGGCTCTTGCCGTGCCTGCACTGGCAGCGGTGGAAAGTTTGCTGGTTTCACTTGCTGCGAGCTGACGCCGGATGTTTGCGATGGTGAGCTGCAACTTGTCAGCAGCAGACTGAGCGTTAGCAGCATCAAGCCGCGCTTTGTCGAGTTGAGTTTGTGCATCTGCTGTTACCTGGTTGATTTGGTTCTGGCGGCGCTGCTCTTCGGTGCGCTCTTGCTCTTGTCGCCCTGCGAGTTCGAGTAAGTCCTTTCCATCACGTTCGGCCCACTTAACTTTCCAGTCACGATTAGAGTCGAACTTTCCAGACTCGTAGCCGTTGTGATGCAGTGCGTAGCCGATGCCGCCGAGTGCAGAGAATACAAAAGCAA